GAGGCTGACCTTGAGTTTGGCGGCACTTTGTGGCGCGCGGGCGGCGACGTAGTCGATGACGAACGCCTTGAATTGCGCCAGCAACGGCTCGAACGCGTCGACGGCAATGATGGCCGGCTCCGCCAGTTGGTTCTGGCCAGGGATCAGCATGCTCATGTCATGACCTCGAAGGATTGTTGGCGGTTTTTCCACGTGCCGGCAAACCGCAGCAACAGACCGGCGCCCTGGCGACTGGCGACGATGACCTGGGGTTGAAAGTCGGCGATGCCGTTCTCGACGTTGTAGAACGCTTTGGCGGCGTGGCTCTGGGCGAGGATCAAGAGGTCGTCGCCGAGGTTCTGCCCGAGCAGTTGGGGGATCAGCGAGCCGTACAACGGGCGCTTCTGGCGAGTGCCCACGGGGGTGGTCAGCGCTCGGGTGGCACGCTGTACGAATTGCAGCCAGTCATCGACCGCTGCCCCGGTATTCCTATCGATTCCGATCATGGCAAATCCTTATGCGGTGCTGATCACGCGGCCTTGGTGATCCACCAGCGGGCCGCTCAAATGCACGCCGCCGGCATCCAGCAGCACACCGACGGCGCCGAGTTGCAAGGTGATGTGCTTGGCGCTCATCTGCAGCGTGGCGGCCCCGACCTTCGCCTCGATCTGTTCGCGGGAACCGCTGAACACGGTGGGCCCGTTGGTCCAGTTGAATGTGTGGCTGGCGTCGTCATAGTCACTTTGCGTTCCGTCCTGGTGGCGGCGCCGGGTCAACGATGCAACGCTGGAGACCGGCGGAAACAGGCTACTGTTGAGGCCGAAAAGCGCTACCGACTGCGCAGCGCCTTCCCCACCGCCATAGTTGAGCAACAAACATTGCTCGCCCACTGACGGGATGCGCGTTTCGGTCTGCGCCCCCGCGCTGGGGTTGAAAAAACCAATCGCCGGGGTAAGCAAATCGCCGTGGCTGACGATGCAGGTATTGCTGGCGGCGTCGACCTGCTGGCATATGCCGATCCGACAAAAGCTTTCAGCGCGTCGGTACAGGTCTTCGAGCTGGGCCTCCATTTCCGCAAGGCGCTCGACGATCGGTCCCAGTTGCATGCGTAACAAAGCATCGAACATGGACTACTCCTGCAAAGGTCGGTATTGGTCAGGATCGTCGATATTCGAGACTTCCCACGTGCAGGCAAACAGCGGTTTTCCGGTGGGATCTTCGAGTATCGGCGGGCCGAGGTAGATGTTTTGGGTGAAGGACACTGTCCAACTGTCGTAGTCGGTTTCGGCACTGCCCTGTAGGGTCGGCGCCGCGACGATGGCGCTTGGCAGGTCACACTGGTCCGACGGCAGGCCCCAGCGATTATCGAGGGCCAAATCCATCAATTGACTGGCCAGGTCGCAGGCGTCGTAAGGCGCCGAACCACTGGCAACCCTGGCCATGAGTGACACCGACAATGCATGGGCCTTACGTCCTTCAAGGGATCGAACGCCGGGGCCGTTGCGTTCCACGGTAATCAGCACGCCGGTTTTATCCCCGGTGCCCTGGAAGTCCTGGTGGTTGCCCACACGCAATTGTGGGAAGGCGCCCTTGAGCGCTTCGCCAATTGCGATGGGCAGTTGGGAAGGTTTTTCGATAGATGTCATCAGTCGCGTCCTTGCAGCGGTTACTGCTGATCCGGGCGGGAGGGCGGGGCCTCGTCGACGCCAATGCGCTTGGCCGCCCAACGTTCATAAAGGCCAATGGCGACGTCTGCACCGGCCATGGCTGTCAGGCAGCCGAGGGCGCCGGCGGTCCAGATCGACATGCCGGCGGCGTACAACAGCATCAACGCCGAGACCCCGCAGACCATGCACGCCCCAGACCGCAACGCGAGGCGCCGGATCAGCGACCAACCACGGGCGCCCTCCTTGTCGGCGCGCCACATTTCGCCAGAAACTCCGCCGATCAGCGCCAGTACAATCACCAGCCAGATAGGCATTTCCGCTAACGCTTGCTGCTCGTTTGTCATGTCACGCCTCCTGGCTGAGCAATGCCGGCAAAATGCCGGCGTTTGGGTAAATCCATTTATAGGTAGGCATTCCAAAAAGCCCGGTTGCCCGGGCTTTTCAGTAATGCGGTCCTGTGCCCAGCCTCACCCATACGATCCTCTTGTGAGGAGTGGCTGTTGTTGAGCGGCAATGCCGCATGGCGACAAAAGACGCCTTCAAAAGGAACAGTATGGGTGAGGCTGGGTACTCGATCTTTCGGCGCTACTGGCGCGGTACGGATCTTTCCTCAATGTTTTTCCGACCACGATCCCTGTCTGCCGGATAACTGCTTCTGGTGCTTTACGCTGCACACCCGGGTCAGTTGCCAACCCTCTGAACCGTCAAGGCCGGTTCATCGCTGCCTGTTCTTGTAAAACGGTGAAACTAAAGAGCGTCGGCATCCTTGCCGGTGTTACCTGGCATCCCTGCCATCGCTTCGATGGCGTCCGTGCCGATGTTGCGTGCCTTCCTTGTCGTTCCTGGCAGCATCCTTGCCGCCTCCACCGAGCCTTGTTGGCCGGCTTGAGACAAAGAATATGCATGTATGCATATACAGTCAATGCACAAATGCATTTATTTTTGTCGAACAAATGCATTGGTGCATTGGGAGCCTTACTGGCAAAGGGTTTGATGCCTTTCTACAGACGAAAAAAAGCCCGCTGATTGGCGGGCTTCGTCTTACACAAAAAGGTTAACGGGCGTACATGCCCCACCAGAAGACATGACCGAGGATGCTGATCTGTTCATCCTGGATGTCCTGGAAGCTGTAGTCCTCGTCCGGGTGTTCATCGCGGTTGAAACTGCGCAGGCGAATCCCGGAAGGCAGGCGATAGAGCTGTTTGACCCGCAACTGACCATTGTGATTGATGGCGTACAAGTCGCCATCGACGATGTCGCCAATCGCACTCTTGCCCGCATTCACCCCCACCGTCGCGCCATCACGCAGCACCGGTAACATGCTGTTGCCGCGCACCGTCACACACTTGGCCTGGTCGAACTGCACACCGTTATGCCGCAGGCTGCGCTTGCCGAACCGCAGGCTGGCCTTCTCGCTTTCCTCGATGACGAATCTTCCTGATCCAGCAGCCAATTCAACCTCACGCAGAAAGGGGATCGACACCTCGTCGTCATTCACGGGGGTGTCGTCATCCCACAGGCTTATGTCCTTGAGTTCCGAATGCATCGGGTCGCGCCCTTCATCCCGCGAAACGCCCACCGCCGCGCGCCCGCGCAGTTGGTCGGTGCTGACGCGGAAGTACTCGGCAATGCGCGAAATATGCTTGTCCGAGGGGTCAACGATCTTGCCGCTGAGGATCCGGGACAGCGTGGATTGAGGCACGCCGGTACGCCGGTGAAGCTCCGTGGGGGAGATCCGGTCGCGGTCCAGCAGTTCTCTTAAGACGATAGAAACGTTGCGTTTTTGCATAAAGCGGATAGTGACGACAGATTTGAAGCTTGGCAAATGCTAATTTGCATTGACCATGCATTTTTTATGCACTTACCGTGTCTTTTGAGCAGGCCTGCGAAGGGTCGACCTCGCGTGTTAACCTTGCCGCCATCGCAAAATCAGCCGGGCCAAGTGCCCCCTTTGCCACTCCTTTTAACGAATTCGCTAATTATCTGATGAGTAAAACCACTTCCGATCTGTCCTCCCACACCCCAATGATGCAGCAGTACTGGCGCCTGAAAAACCAGCACCCTGATCAGTTGATGTTCTATCGCATGGGCGATTTCTACGAGATCTTCTACGAAGACGCGAAGAAAGCCGCCAAGTTGCTGGACATCACCCTGACCGCGCGTGGGCAGTCGGCGGGGCAGTCGATTCCGATGTGTGGGATTCCTTACCATTCGTTGGAAGGCTACCTCGTCAAGCTGGTGAAGCTGGGCGAGTCGGTGGTGATCTGCGAGCAGATCGGCGACCCGGCCACCAGCAAAGGGCCGGTTGAGCGTCAGGTGGTGCGTATTATTACGCCGGGGACGGTGAGTGATGAGGCGCTGCTCGATGAGCGTCGCGATAACCTGATCGCTGCGGTGCTCGGCGACGAGCGCTTGTTCGGCCTGGCGGTGCTGGATATCACCAGCGGCAACTTCAGTGTGATGGAGACCAAAGGCTGGGAGAACCTGCTGGCGGAGCTGGAGCGTATCAATCCGGTGGAGCTGATGATCCCGGATGATTGGCCAAAGGACCTGCCGGCGGAACGTCGTCGTGGGACCAAGCGTCGCGCGCCGTGGGATTTCGAGCGTGATTCGGCGCTGAAAAGTCTGTGCCAGCAGTTCGCCGTGCAGGACCTCAAGGGCTTCGGTTGCGAAACCCTGACCCTGGCCATCGGCGCCGCCGGTTGCCTGCTCAGCTACGCCAAGGAAACCCAGCGCACCGCCCTGCCGCACTTGCGCAGCCTGCGCCATGAGCGCCTGGACGATACCGTGGTGCTCGACGGCGCCAGCCGTCGCAACCTGGAGCTGGACACCAACCTGGCGGGCGGGCGCGACAACACCCTGCAATCGGTGGTCGACCGTTGCCAGACCGCCATGGGCAGCCGCTTGCTGACGCGCTGGCTGAACCGTCCGTTGCGCGACCTGACGGTGCTGCAAGCGCGGCAGACGTCGATTACCTGCCTGCTCGACGGCTATCGCTTCGAAAAGCTGCAGCCACAGTTGAAAGAAATCGGCGATATCGAGCGCATCCTCGCGCGGATCGGCCTGCGCAACGCACGCCCGCGCGACCTGGCGCGCCTGCGCGATGCCCTCGGCGCCCTGCCGCAGTTGCAAGCGGCGATGACCGAACTGGACACGCCGCACCTGCAACAGCTGGCCGTCACCACTGGCACCTACCCGGACCTCGCGGCCCTGCTGGAAAAAGCCATTATCGACAACCCGCCGGCGATCATCCGCGACGGCGGCGTACTCAAGACCGGTTACGACAGCGAACTGGATGAACTGCAGTCCCTGAGCGAAAACGCCGGGCAGTTCCTGATCGACCTGGAAGCCCGCGAAAAAGCCCGCACCGGCCTGGCCAACCTGAAGGTCGGCTACAACCGTGTGCATGGCTACTTCATCGAGTTGCCGAGCAAGCAGGCCGAGCAGGCGCCCATCGACTATCAACGTCGTCAAACCCTTAAAGGTGCCGAACGCTTCATCACCCCCGAGCTGAAAGCGTTCGAAGATAAAGCGCTGTCGGCCAAGAGCCGGGCCTTGGCGCGGGAAAAGATGCTGTATGAAGCATTGCTCGAAGACCTGATCAGCCGCCTCGCACCGCTGCAAGACACCGCCGCCGCCCTGGCCGAGCTGGATGTGCTGAGCAACCTGGCCGAGCGTGCGCTGAACCTTGACTTGAACTGCCCGCGGTTTGTCAGCGAACCCTGCATGCGTATCGTGCAGGGGCGCCACCCGGTGGTGGAGCAGGTATTGACCACGCCGTTTGTCGCTAACGATCTGTCGCTGGATGACGAAACCCGCATGCTGGTGATCACCGGTCCGAATATGGGCGGTAAATCCACCTACATGCGCCAGACCGCATTGATCGTGTTGCTCGCGCATATCGGCAGCTTTGTGCCAGCGGCCAGTTGCGAGCTGTCCCTGGTGGACCGCATCTTCACGCGGATCGGTTCCAGCGATGACCTCGCCGGCGGCCGCTCGACCTTTATGGTGGAGATGAGCGAAACCGCGAACATCCTGCACAACGCCACCGAGCGCAGCCTGGTGCTGATGGACGAAGTCGGTCGCGGCACCAGCACGTTCGACGGCCTGTCCCTGGCCTGGGCGGCGGCCGAGCGCCTGGCGCACCTGCGCGCCTATACGCTGTTCGCCACCCACTACTTCGAACTGACCGTGCTGCCGGAAAGCGAGCCGCTGGTGGCCAACGTGCATCTCAATGCCACCGAGCACAACGAACGTATCGTGTTCCTGCACCATGTGCTGCCAGGGCCGGCCAGCCAGAGTTACGGCCTGGCCGTGGCGCAGTTGGCCGGTGTGCCGAACGACGTGATCAGCCGCGCCCGCGAGCACCTCAGCCGCCTGGAAGCCACCGCCCTGCCCCACGACACCGTGGTCGCCAGCCCGAAGAAGAGCAACAGCAAATCCAACGCGCCACACCAGAGCGATATGTTCGCCAGCCTGCCCCATCCGGTGCTGGATGAATTGGCAAAACTTGACCTGGACGACTTGACACCGCGAAAAGCGCTGGAAATGCTCTATACACTGAAGACACAGATCTAACGCAGACGCTTGCAAGCTGATATTATCTCGCGCGGTTTGGGATGCTGCGGGCTTTTAGCCTGGCTCGCAGATTATCGCTCTCAAACCTCGCGGGCCCCACCATAAGGGGTTTCGCTGCCGCCGCCTGAGGAGAAAATTAGAAATGACCTTCGTCGTCACCGACAACTGCATCAAGTGCAAATACACCGACTGCGTAGAAGTCTGTCCGGTGGACTGCTTCTACGAAGGCCCGAATTTCCTGGTGATCCACCCGGATGAGTGCATTGACTGCGCCCTGTGTGAACCTGAATGCCCGGCCGTCGCTATTTTCTCCGAGGACGAGGTCCCGGAAGATATGCAGGAATTTATCCAGTTGAACGTCGAACTGGCGGAAATCTGGCCGAACATCACGGAGAAGAAAGAGTCGCTGCCGGATGCGGAAGAGTGGGATGGCGTAAAAGGCAAGATCAAGGATCTCGAGCGCTGACAGCGCCGCAGCCCAACAAAAAAGGCCCCTTGCGGGCCTTTTTTGCGTTCAGGGGCAGGCATTTCACTTTTCTGCAGGCGAAAAAAGGGGCGGTATGACCCGCCCACATTTTTTCCCTAGTCCCTGTATTCCTTTTTCATCATCCTGATGAATCGCATCCTGCGACGTTCCTTCAAACCATCGTTCCTTGATGGCTGTGTCAATCCGTGGACACAGGACTGATAGTAACCAGTTCCCAGGGAAGTACAACGCAACCCAACCCGTCGCCTGCCGAGCTTTCGCTCTCGCGAGCCAATAAATAATTGTTATATTTCAATTGATTAGAAATATGGCCAGACAATTCGCGACGTCCAGGAACGCAAAAAAAACCAAACACTTACGCGAGAGTAAGCAAATGCTTACACGAGCAACTGCGTAAGAGCCTGGCAAGCGATACCTGGCCGTTCGGCGGACAAGAAAAAGCCCCGACAATAGCGGGGCTTGTTTCCTGCGAATGACTCAGTCGTCGCTGACTGTAATCGTCGGCATGGCCGGTGAAGCCGCTTCTTGCAGGACAATCCGCGCGCCCACGTGACGCGCCAGTTCCTGATAAACCATGGCGATCTGGCCATCAGGCTCGGCCGCCACTGTCGGTTTGCCACCATCGGCCTGTTCGCGAATCACCATCGCCAGCGGCAGCGAGGCCAGCAGTTCGACGCCGTACTGGGTCGCCAACTTCTCGCCGCCCCCCTCACCGAACAGGTGCTCGGCATGGCCACAGTTGGAGCAGATGTGAACCGCCATGTTTTCCACGACGCCCAGCACCGGGATGTTGACCTTGCGGAACATTTCCACGCCTTTCTTCGCGTCCAGCAACGCCAGGTCCTGCGGCGTGGTCACGATCACCGCACCGGCCACCGGGACTTTTTGCGCCAGGGTCAGCTGGATGTCACCGGTGCCTGGCGGCATGTCGATCACCAGGTAGTCCAAATCGCCCCAGGCGGTCTGGGTCACCAGTTGCAGCAAAGCGCCGGAAACCATCGGCCCGCGCCACACCATCGGCGTGTTGTCGTCGGTCAGGAACGCCATGGACATCACTTCCACACCCAGCGACTCGATGGGCACGAACCACTTCTGGTCCTTGATTTTCGGGCGGGTGCCCTCGGCAATGCCGAACATCACGCCCTGGCTCGGGCCGTAGATATCCGCGTCGAGAATCCCCACGCGGGCGCCTTCGCGCGCCAGCGCCAGCGCCAGGTTGGCCGCCGTGGTGGATTTACCCACGCCGCCCTTGCCGGAGGCCACGGCCACCACATTCTTCACATTGGCCAGGCCGGGGATCTGCGCCTGGGCCTTGTGCGGCGCGATCACGCACTGAATGTCGACCTTGGCGGAACGCACGCCGTCGAGGCCTTCGATGGCCATTTGCAGCATCTGCGCCCAGCCGCTCTTGAACAGACCGGCGGCATAGCCCAGTTCCATCCGGACCGACACCTGGTCGCCCTGGATCTCGATGGCGCCGACACAACCGGCACTGACCGGATCCTGGTTCAAATAGGGGTCGGTGTACTGGCGAAGAACGGCTTCCACCGCTGCGCGATTAACGGCGCTCATGGGCTACTCCCGAAAAAGACTGACTGAAACAGGGGGCTATCCTAACCGTTCCAGCGGCTTAACGGCATGCTTTCGCAGGTTGGGAAGATGCTGAAACAGCGCCACGGGGTGAAATATATTTGCCGGCGCTTTATAGTGGCCGACCTCCGTTTCATCGAGTAGCCGAGCCCCATGTCCGAGCCACGCAAGATCCTCGTCACCAGCGCCCTGCCCTATGCCAATGGTTCCATCCATCTTGGCCATATGCTTGAGTACATCCAGACCGACATGTGGGTGCGCTTCCAGAAGCATCGCGGCAATCAATGCATCTATGTCTGCGCGGACGACGCCCACGGTTCGGCCATCATGTTGCGCGCCGAAAAAGAAGGCATTACCCCGGAACAACTGATCGCCAATGTGCAGGCTGAACACAGCGCCGACTTTGCCGAGTTCCTGGTCGACTTCGACAACTTCCATTCGACCCACGCCGACGAAAACCGCGAGCTGTCGAGCCAGATCTACCTGCGGTTGAAGGACGCCGGGCACATTGCCACGCGCTCGATCACGCAGTATTTCGACCCGGAAAAGAAAATGTTCCTGGCCGACCGCTTCATCAAGGGCACCTGCCCGAAATGCGGCACCGAGGACCAGTACGGCGACAACTGCGAAAAATGCGGTGCCACCTACGCCCCCACC